TTAAAAGACACTTATGGAGTAACTGTAAAAACTGATACTGCTCTTTAATTAAACTTCGGTGGGGTGTAAAAGCCCCACCAACTAAATATTACTATGGCAAATTTTTCTACTGATACAGATTTAACATTTTACCAACCAGATATTTTAACTTTTGGAATAGCTAACTTTACTTCTCCAAATGATTACCACGCACAAGCACGAGCAGATATAGAACGAGATTTAAGAATAAGATGGTTTCCAGTTTACTCAAAAGAAACTTATAGAGATATAGCAATCCTAAACACAACTGAAATGGACGCAACATTATTAACTGATGCACAATTTAAAAGAGCAAGTGTATTTAGAGTAATAGGTTTTTATTGCTGTCCACAATTAACTAAATTCAATTCAAACGATAACCCTGACAGATTCCAAGTTATGATGAAACACTATCAACAAATGTATGCTGATGAAATGGAATCTATTTTAAGAGATGGTGTAGAATATGATGCTGATGATTCTAATACGATTGCTGATGCAGAAAAAGCACCTTATCATAGACTTAAACTAATTAGATGAAGATTACTGTTGAGGATAATTCATTACAAGTTGCTAAGAACTTTGAAAAACAAGTAAGAGAACAACCACAAATAGTTAAGACTGCATTAGGTAGAACTGCTGAGTTCTTAATGGGTATTATCAAACAAAGAACTCAAAAAGGTATGAGTGCAGATGGAACTTCATTCCCACCATACACAGAAGCTTATAAAACATTTAGAAAAAATGCTGGACGACAAACACAATATCCTGATCTAAACTTTTCAGGTCAAATGTTATCTAACATTACACAAAGATCAAATCCAAGTTATGCAATAATTTACTTTGCTAATAAATTCCAAAATACTAAAGCATTAGGCAATCAGAAGAAAAGAAAATTCTTTGCTATTGGTGCAAGAGAAATACAACCAGTAATGAATGTATTTATGAAAGAATATAATAAACTAAGTACAATTAAATGAGTAAACGAGAAGATATAGCATCTAATATAGTTACAACAATTTCAACTGGAACATCTCCTATAACTTTAAAAAAAGTTACTAGAGAACCTTTTAATGTTGATGAGTTATCTGAACAACAATATCCAGCTTGTTTCGTGCAATCAGGAAATGAAGTTAGATCAGATGAAACAATGACATCAAGTACAATTACAAGACAAGCAACAGCAGATTATGTAATCGTTGGTTATGTTAAAGGAACTCCAACAAATATTGATACAAAAAGAAACGAATTAATTACAACGATTGAAACAAGACTAAATTCTGATAGAACACGTGGTGGGTATGCAAAACAAACTCAGGTAGTAGAAGTATCTACTGATGAAGGAGTTTTATTCCCAATAGGTGGTATCAGAATGGTGGTGCGAGTTATGTATCAATACACTTCTGGCACACCTTAATATAAACAAACAAGGAGAACAACATGGCAACTCATACTGGCTCAGAAGGAACTATTAAAGTTTCATCAACAACAGTAGGTGAACTTAGAAGCTACTCTTTAGAGCAAACTGCTGACACTATTGAAGATACTTCAATGGGTGATACAAACAGAACATATAAATCTGCTTTAAAAGGTTGGTCAGGTTCAGCATCATTATTTTTTGATGAAGCTGATGCAGGACAATTACTTTTAGTTCTAGGAACAGAAATAGCTTTGAAAGTGTACCCAGAAGGTGCAAGTTCAGGCGACAAATATTACTATGGTCAAGCAATCATAACTGGTAGTAACGTATCAGCATCTTTTGATGGAATGGTAGAAGCTGAAGTAACATTTACTGGAACTGGTGCTTTAACATTTGGAACTGCGTAATTAATTATTAATTAGAAAAGGAAGATATGAACGTTATAGATAGAGTTAAAAGTCAATTTGAATCTTTAGGAATAAAAAAGATTGAGGTTGCTGAGTGGGGCGAGGAAGGCAAACCTTTAATAATATACTGCTCACCATTTACATTAGGTGAAAAAAGAAACCTATTCAAAGGTGCAAGAAATGATGATCTAGCAGTATTAGTAGATGCAATCGTTTTAAAAGCTAAAAATGCTGATGGAGAAAAAATATTCAAGCTAGATGACAAACAAGTATTATTGAATAATGCTGATGCAAATGTTATAGCTAGAGTAGCAACAGAAATGTTAGCTGGTGTTTCTTACGAGGAAGCTGAAAAAAAGTAAGAACTGATACTGAACTGTTTTCCATTTTAAGTTTGTGTCAGGAATTAAATAAATCAATGGAAGAAGTTTTGTGTTTTACACAAGATGAATTTTATTATTGGATAGCTTACTTTAAAGTGAAGGCAGAACGAGAAAAACTACACTATGGCAGATCAGCAACTAAACATAAAACTTAATGCGATTGATAATACATCAAAAGCTTTTAGTGGTGTAAAAGGTTCAATACTAAGTTTAAGAAACGCATTAATAGGTTTAGGAATAGGTGCAGTAATAAAACCAATCATAGATATCACTAAAGAATTTGAAACTTTAAGAACAACTTTAAGATTTGTAACTGGTTCAGTTGAAGGTGGACAAAAAGCATTTAGCTTATTAAGAAATTTATCTAGACAAACACAATTTTCTACCAAAGAATTATCTGACACATTTATTACATTACAAAATGCAGGAATAGAACCAACAGATGAATTATTAAAAACATTTATAGATACTGCTTCTGCTACTGCTAACTCATTAGATACCTTAAACGACTTAACAAGATTATTTGCTAAAGGTGCTACTGGTGCTGGTATAGGTGCTCAATCATTATCTCAATTAGCTTCTAAAGGTATTCCAGTATTTCAAATTTTAGAAAAAGAATTAGGATTAACAAGATCACAATTAAATAAATTTGCTGAAGATGCAGAAGGTTCAGAAATTATATTAGAAGCTTTACAAAAAGGTTTAGCAAATACATTTGGTGGGGCTTCATCACAAAGAGCAGGAGATTTAGCAATAGTATTTAAAAATCTATTTGAGAATTTAAAAGATGTTGCTGATTTAATTGCAACTGATGGTGGCTTTAGCACTTCATTTAAAGAGTTATTAAAAACGTTTGGAGATTTATTAAAAACATTAGAACCAGTAATTGCTATACTTGGTAAACTATTAAATTTTGTAACAGAACTTGCTAATGTTGGACTTGTATTATTAAACAATTCATTAAAATTAGTTCTTGGCACTCTAGATAAAGTTGTTTCAGGATTAAGTAAAGTTGTAGGATATGGTTCTGGCTTACCAAAAACAGTAGGTTTAGATGAAGATAGAACAGTAGCACCACCAGAAATAACTAAAGCTAAAATAGAAGATAAATCTTTTATTGGTTTATTAGAAGGTAAATTAAAAGGAGAAATTGCTTTAGCTGATTTAGCATTTAGAAGTCTTAACAAAACTTTAGCTGAAGGAACAATTATAGGTATTAAAAATGTTTCTGTTGCTATTGCAGAATCTATTGTGCTTGGTAAAAAACTAACAGATACATTTAGAGAATTAGCACAAAAAGTATTAGTTAAAATTTTATCACAATTAATAGAAGAACAATTAGTAAAAATAGCTTTAATAGCTTTAGATCAATTAAAGTTAATTATTGCTAAACAACAAACAGCAGAAATTATAAAACAAAATGCTTTATTGTCTCAACAAAGATCAATGGGTGGTGGGGGTGGTGGTGGATTCCTAAGTACAATTGCAAGAATAGGATTTAACGCATTTGCTGGTGGTGGAAGTGTACCATTAGATGCACCTAATTTTTATAATCCAGTAATGGAAGCAGAAGGTGGTGCAGTTAGAGGTGGTATGCCAATTACAGTTGGAGAACGTGGTAGAGAATTATTTGTACCTAACACAAGTGGAACTATTGTGCCTAACCATGAACTAGCAAATACTGGAATGAATATAACATTTAATATTCAAGCAAATGATGTTAGAGGTATTAAAGAATTATTAATTGATAATAGAGCAACTATAATTAACTTAGTTAATCAGGGTGCTAATCAAAAAGGAAAATCTAACGTAGTATGAGTGGCACATTCCCTTCAAGTCCAGCACCTAGAGATGTAGCAATTAGTTCTAACCAGAACACTATTGTAACTACAACTGCATCTGGTAGACGACAAGCAAGACAAATTGATGGACAAAAATTCAGATTAAGACTTAGATTCCCAGTTATGACTAGAAGTGAGTTTGCACCTATACTTGCTTTTATAATGAAACAAAGATCACAAATGGAATCATTCCAATACACTCCACCAACTGTTGATGATTCATTAGGTTCAGCTAATACAGTTATATCTGTAAATGGTGCTGTTAGTGCTGGTGCTACTTCTTGCTCAATAGATGGTATGGGAAACAATTTAACTGGTGTACTTAAAGCAGGAGACTTCTTTAGATTTACTGGACAGAATAAAGTTTATATGTGTGTAGCTGATGTATCTTCTAATGGTTCTGGTGCAGGAACATTAACATTTGAACCACCATTAAGATCAAACGTATCTGACAATGCAGTATTAATTTATTCTAATGTAGATTTTACAGTTGGACTAACTGGAGATATTCAAGAATTTACAATCGGTACAGAAAACTATTTCCAATACGAAATTGATCTTATAGAGGTATTGTAATGACAAGATCATTAAGTGCTGGAGTATTAGCCGAAATAGCAACTAATAAACTTAATCCAGTTGAACTTGTTTATCTAGGAATTAGTACTGGAACTTATTACACAGATCATTATAAAGATTTAACATTTGATGGAAATACTTATACAGCTTCATCATTATTCTTAGGAAGTTCAGAAGTACAAGAAACTGCTGATGTTGCAGTAAATAATCTTACACTTAAATTCTCAGGTGCAGATTTAACAATCATATCTTTATTGCTTAACAATAACTACATGAACAAACCTGCAAAAGTTTATAGAGGTTTCTTAGATGATAGTCAGGCATTAATAGCTGACCCATTTCTTTTATTTGATGGAAGAATATCTAGTTTTACACTAGAAGAAAATGCAACAACATCATCTGTTAATGTTATTATAGCTTCTCATTGGGCAGATTTTGAAAAGACTTCAGGAAGAAGAACTGCTGAGAACTCACAAAAGATTTATTTTCCTAACGACAAAGGAATGGAGTTT